TCATTTTATTTTTTCTATTTCAGTTCTGAGCCATTCAAATTCTCTGGCTGTATACACCTTTTCGGTGATATCTGAAATCTTATGTCCGACCATATATTTGATAGCGTATTCATCGACTTTAGCATCTTTGCATTTGGTTACGAAATGCTTTCTGCCGTCGTGAGGTCTATGATCCGGGTTGAGTTTAAGCTCGTCCCGAATGCGATTGAATATTTTGCTATACCGATTGTATGTCAACTTGGTATTCTTACCGCGGCGATCTTCATCTGTATAATTGAAAAGATATTTGCTCCCAAGTTGATCAGCCTCTTCGTATGATTTAGAAACCAAGTCCCTTATCCGAGGATGAATCGGTACAACTCTGTTTTCACCAGCATCGGTTTTAATTCCACCTTTAAATGTCCAGTTCGATAAATCAACATCTGCTAATTCTATCAGACCTAACTCCTGGGGTCTCCATCCAGAATAGCATTGAATAATCATGAACTCAATCCCATATTTATGTCCGAGATTCTTCCACAGAAGAGCCATCTCATCATCAGAGAATGGAATGTGTTCTTTCTTGACAGTCTGTATTTCTTTAATGGTATCGTCTGTAAGCTTGAATGTTCTCGAATAGTTCCGATCTACAAGTTCGTATTCAACAGCATAGTCGAGCATCTGATTGAAGAGCGTCTTTATCTTATTCTTCATTGATGCGCTTGGTGTCTGCTCTTGGCCTCTTACGGTAGCAACACCTTCTTCCATGCAGCCTTTTATGTGCCTTGCTCGAACATCCATGACTCGCATATCGTAAACAGCAGAGCAGTATTGCCAAGCCGATGTAGTAGCTCTGGCGCTGTCGTCGCTCTTCAGAGTCTTGAAATATTCCGGTGTCCATTTGTAGTACAGTTCCTTGACTGTGATAGATGGTTCCAGGTCATACGGATTCTTATTAAATTCCACAAGAGCTGTGTATGCATCATTGTATGTTGGAAAGTATGACTCCGGTTTCAACGGCTTACATATTGGTTTGCCATTCTTGTCCTTTCCAACCGTAACCATTGCGCGGAAAGGGTTCCTTAAATTTCTACCTTTAATCTCACTTATTTGACCGAAACCGTTTGGAAGCCGCCTGCGCTTATTTGGTTTACGAGACGATTTGGGCTTTGCGTCTGGTTTCAGCGGGTATCCACAATGCGGACAGGTATTTGCTTTATCGCTTACCTGTAAGTCGCACTCCGGGCATTGTATCAGCATATTAAATCCCTCCTCATGATAATGAACCGAGATTTTATGTTGGATTGTTGATTTATCGTTAGTAATCATATATCATAGTGTAGGAATTGTCAACTCCTACACTAAATTTTTATATTTTAACCTAGGATAGAAAGGGTTAGGTATATGATCAGTAACAATACATCAACCTGCCAGGACTGCGGTGGAAAATTGAAATACTATGACAAAGTTAGAAGAATTGTACGGACGAAAGGTCGTGTGAGCAAATGGGTGAATGTTCCGAGGTATCAATGCTCCGAATGCGGATGTATACATCGGTATCTCCCAGATTATATTTACCCATACAAGCAATACGAATCGGAAATAATAGCCGGTGTTATAGAGGGACTGATCACTTGCGAGACTTTTGGATATGAAGATTATCCATGTGAGATGACTATGATACGTTGGAAGGCGCATAAATCGCAACTGCTTTTATGAATAGAATACATATTTACGGAGGTGCGATATGAGTGTAGAAGAAAGACATCTGCTGAATAAAATTCGATTTTTCGAGGATATGCTTTTGAGAAGTAAGGATTATCGTCAGCAGGAAAACATCGGAAAGGAATTGACTGTAATGCGTATTCGGTTACAGAAACTACGGTTTAACAAAATGAGAACAGGGGCTTAGCAAAGCCTCTTTCTTTTTGCTCATATCCACCGAGGTTGTTTTTACTAAATGCTGTTCCTAACCTAGAATAGCCGTTGAAAGGAGGTAGCAGCCAATGAATGAAAATGAATTTGCAACTGGCTCGGTTCCGGTAATGGTTGCGGCACGAATTTACGGCAAAGACGCGTCATGGGTTAGGGCCGGTATTATATCTGGATGGTTGCCAATCGGAAAAGCCACAAGGAATGGTCAGTTAGTGACAAAAATTGAGGACATGAATTCTAAGTACGGACGTATCAATTTTTATATTTCACCGAAGCGCTTGTACGAGGAGACTGGTTATGTGTGGAAAGGGGAGAAGCGCTAATGGGAACAACAATACGTCCGGAGCTATCCGAAAAGAATCCTTATTGGATAGAGAAGCACCGTTATTACGAGCTTAAACATTTCTGTCTTCAGTATCCAATCTGGAGAAAAGCTTATTCGGTTCTTGATGGGTACTCTAATACGCCGAAAGATTTGGCATCGTTCGTAGCAACCAGTACGCTTGGTGATCCGACTGCAAAATGCGCCATGGCTAAGACATATTATTCTGAGCGTACAGATATGGTCGAGAGAGTCGCAGAGCAGACTGATCGAGAACTGGCGGAGTATATTTTAAAAGCTGTAACAGAGGGATGGTCCTATGACATTCTCAAAGCTAGATTAGAAATTCCATGCTGCAAGGATGTTTACTACGAATTGTACAGACGATTTTTCTGGTTACTTAACAAGGAGCGGAAATGATATGAAGATTGTCGATAAAGCTGTGAAGAAGGTATACCGGTTCAACTGTCCAAATTGCCAGAGCCGACTTGAGGGCGAGAGTAAGGAATTTGAGGATATCGGTGGGAAGATTAGCAAATTCTTTTGCCCAGTATGCAAGAAGGACCGTTATATTACATGGTCTGATCTTCGGAAGAAAACGGTGTACGAAGGTGAGAACACGCAATAATTACAACTCCCTTTATGAAAGGAGAGTGACTACTATGTCTAATTTAAAGAATGTTATCATTTATTTGTTGTCGGTATTGATCGCGTTTGAAAGCGGGGTATTGCTTTTTATAGTGGGGATGTTTACCGTAACAAATGATCTTAAAAACGATCGAAAGAATCGAAGCGTTAGTTACAGAGCTTATCGTAAAGGAGATTGAGCCAGCAATGGCTCTTTCTTTTTATTCTAGGTTAGATACCGTACGTAGGTTACCGTGAAACATGTTATTTTGATATTTGAAAAATTGCCGGGTGGTATTTTTCAGAAAAACATTTTGGAAGGAGGAGCAGAAGTGAGCTTGATGATTGGATTACTGATCGGAATAATGGTTGGGGTGTTATTGTCTCGATTTATATTCAGGGAAAAACCGGTTGGTTCGCTTAGGGTCGATGAATCAGATCCAGATAGCGGACCTTATTTATTTCTCGAATTAGATCGGTCTGGTGCGGATGCAATTTATAAGCAGCGTTACGTACGTCTGCGAGTGGAGCTTAAAAATTATATTTCGCACAAATAACACTCTCTATTATGGAATGAACCTAATAATTATTTGAAAGGAGAACGAAATGGAAGAGAAAAACGTTGATGAATTATTAAGTGAGGAGATTGCAGCACAGATTAAGGCTTTATCTGATTTGCAGTCCGGAAGCAAAGAGAAATCAACAGCGATTGATGATCTGACGAAGCTTTATAAGCTGAGAATCGAAGAGAACAAGAGCGTGTGGGATGCTGATGAGAAGTACAATCGGCGTATGATGGACGGAGAGTCCGTTACGAAAGATAATGACTTCAAAGAACGGCAAATCGCAGAGCAGGTTAAGGATCGATATTTCAGAGTTGGTATTGCAGCGGCAGAATTATTGATTCCGTTGATGTGTTACGGCATCTGGATGAATAAAGGATTTAAGTTTGAAGAAACTGGAACCTTCACATCTTCAACATTCAAAGGGTTAATCAACCGTTTTAGACCTACGAAGAAGTAGAGAGGAAATTCTGAAACGTTGGGGACGTGTGTAATGCATGTCCTCTTCGTTTTTCTCGTGAAAAATGCAAGGGCTATTATGAGAGAATAAAGCTTTATCTCTTGAACTACAGACAACAGCTTGTATACTATATGTATAGGAGCTGGACAGTACGAAAGGAGATATTTAGCTATGAGTATTTTTAACGAGGAGCAGATTAAAGCAATGTTCAGCAGAGAGTATATCTGTCATGAGTGTGGGCATTTAATGGAGTTCGAAGATGAGTGGGAAGATACACTGGTGTGTCCCCACTGCGGCCACAGTATAGATTTAGATGATTACGGCCGTGAAGGCAATGAAGAATATGAGAACTTATACCCAACCAGAGAAGAAGTATTGGGCATGTGAAAGTTCCGGAGAATCATATCGTGATTGACTTTGATATTCCAGACGAATCTGGAAATAAGTCATTTGAAAAGAATTTAGCAGAAGCAAGTAAGTGGCCGCCGACCTATGCCGAGCTTAGTAAGTCAGGACAAGGTATACATCTTCATTATATTTATACCGGCGATCCGACACAGCTCAGCAGAGTGTATGACGACCATGTTGAAGTTAAGGTGTTCACAGGCAAAAGCTCTTTACGGCGTATGCTGTCAAAGTGTAATAATTTGCCTATCGCAACAATTAGCTCCGGTTTACCGCTGAAAGGAGAACAAAAAATGGTAAATTTTGAAGCGATTAAGAGCGAGAAAGGGCTTAGAACACTGATCAAACGGAATCTTAATAAAGAGATACATCCGGGAACTAAGCCCAGTATCGATTTTATCTACAAGATACTGGAAGATGCGTATGGAAGTGATTTGAAGTACGATGTCACCGATATGCGAAATGCAGTATTAGCATTTGCAGCAAACAGCACTCATCAGGCAGATTACTGTATTAAGTTAGTCAACAAAATGCAGTTTAAATCCGCAGATCCGTCCACAGCGGTAAAAAATGATGATGCAAAGCTGGTATTCTATGATATTGAGGTTTTCCCAAACTTATTCCTTGTAAACTGGAAAATCGAGGGCGAAGGAAAGCCTGTTGTAAGAATGATTAACCCGTCTCCGAGTGAGATCGAGGAGTTGGGATATTGTTAATACAATGCTGGACGGCAAGCTTACTCCATATATTCAGAGGGTTATTGATGGTGAGATGACATCAAAGGATCTTGCCAATGCACTGAAGACGGCTATCAATTCCGTATACGGTCTTACATCGGCATCCTTTGATAATCCGTTCCGTGATCCGAGAAACATTGACAATATTGTGGCGAAGCGTGGAGCGTTGTTTATGATCGACCTTAAGAATGAGGTTCTGAAGCGTGGATTCCAGGTTGCTCATATTAAGACGGACTCTATTAAGATTCCGGACGCTACACCGGAGATCATTCAGTTTGTTATGAACTTTGGCGAGAGATATGGATACACATTTGAACACGAGGCTACGTACGATCGTATGGAAATCGCAAGATCCTGGAGACGTGTGGTTCATGATGAGCTTATCAACATGCGAAAGGAAAAGGGTAGAAACATCGCTGAGCAGTTTGAAGAGTGGGATCACGCTATGGATAACATTTACTTCGATGAGGAAACCGGTCAGCTTATGCAGTCGGTCACAGTTCCTGGCGGGGATGTGATCCAGATTCCTTATGAGAAGGAAGAAGAGTAATTGAAAATGTGGGCTATGCCGAACACAGGGGCATAATAATCCAGATTGGTGGGGATCTGGATATTTTGAAAGGGGAACAAGATGATTTTATATGTGGTTCATGGAAATACCTATTACGATGGATATGGACATATAGAAAATATATTTGGTATCTATACGAAAAAAGACGTAGCAGAAGCAGCTAAAGATCTAATAATTAAAGAACTTTACGAAAAAGAAATTGCAAGAGGGCAGATAACCATCGTTGAGAATGTATCAGATATCGAAGTAAATATTTTGGAAATCGAAGCTGAAAAACTTGTAAATATCGAACTGGGAGGGTATTGCGAATGAGTATTAAATTAGAGCATGTGGTTATGGCAAGTCCGGAACAGATGAAATTTATTATTGAAGGGGTGCGTAATCCTATGAATTCTTGGGGGAAGAGCGATAGTGAATACGTAACCGCTGGATACGATATTGTCGGGTTTGATCTTGGTGAGAATGATCACTCACTCATGCAACGCTTAGCTAACGCTGGTACAGATCATAGAAAATTTATGAGAATGTTGCCGGTGTACGTGAGAATCACAGCACCGTTATATTGGTGGAAAGAATTTGATACTTACAAAGTCGGAACGGTCGCTAATAGTTGCAGTACCATGCATAAAATCCAGGCTAAGGAATTTACAATGGATGATTTCAGTTGTGAGCATCTCGATATCCGCACCAAAGCATTACTGGAAGAAACAATAAAGGCATTAAACGATTATCGAAAATTATATATTGAATATAACGCAGATGATTTTGAGATTAAAGGGTGCCCGAGCAAGAAAGATATTTGGTGGCAGATGATTCAGCTTCTCCCGAGCAGCTATAATCAGACACGCAATGTCATGATGAATTATGAAGTTCTGGCAAATATTTATAAGAGCCGTCGAGGACATAAGCTGGATGAGTGGTGTGATTTCTGCAAGTGGATCGAGACACTGCCATATTCTGAGATTATTATGTCTTCATCCGGTTTAGATCTCAATTCAATTAACGCATTACAGGGAGCGGCTAGAAATAGTAGCAAGGGTTATATCTATAAAAGAAAAACGGAGGATTGAACAGTGAAAAGGATGGTTAAAGTGAAAGATATTTTACCGCTTGTAAAGTGGAACGATGTTCGACTCGTGTTGGGTGAAGAGGATGAAATTTGTTTACTCAGAAAAGAGTTTATCACCGAGACCCTTTCTGACAAGATTTTAGAAATGACGGTTACCGGAATTGAGAACGATGAAGCTATTTTAGACACGGTCAATATCTATGTGTTCGGTTATAAAAAGGAGGATTAAATCTATGAACTTTACATTTATGCAGCTTATTATCATGTTTCTTATCGTCTATGTATGTTTATATGCTTTGGTAGATCGCATCATGAAATGTATTGAGCATTGTGCTACAGCCAAAGCATACGGAATGGTTCAAAAGGACGGCAAAATCACTAAAGTATCATTAAGTCGTGTTTATGATGTAAAGGAGATATGATTATGACAGTAGAAGAGTTACAGAAAGCATGTGCAGCATTATCTGAAGCTTGGGTTAAGGCTATGGAACCACTGAAAAAATTGGCGGAGGCGTTGAATTCTGTTTCAGGACAAATCGAGCAGAGTGAAGAGAAGCGGAAAATTCATATCGTTTGGAAGTGTAAATCCCACAGACGTTTGCCGGATTCTACGAGGTCTACGTACACTTATAAGCCGGTCGGAAGACGAAATTTACCGTATCAGAGGAGGAATTTCTGACTGGTTTCAGCTAATCTAGGTTAAAAATCTTTGTAGTAGCAGGTCATTTTTCTGCCCACTTTTGGGTTTTAGGATTTGACCAAAGCCCGGATATTTTTGACCGGAGCTGAAAATCGGTGTCGATTTGGAGAAAATTTATGAATTTTGGTCAAATTTCTGGCCATTTGCCCGGTTTTGCCCACTTTTAAAAACCCGGATTTGACCAGTGAAAACCAAGTATTTATGCGGGTTTGCGGGTTTTCTGCCCACTTTCCCACTTTTAATACCAAACTATTATGATAGAAAGTTTAAAAATATATAGTAATAGGCGAATAAAAGTGGGTTTTTGACCAGAAGCAAGAAAGAGGTGATTTCGTGACGAATGACAAGAAATTGGTCGAGGATTGGTTATGCGAGCATTTTCAGTATCATTTGCGAGTGGATAAAGATATTCCGAAAGGTGCGTATGTGATGATGAAGAACGAAATACTTATGTCACAAGGGTGGCTGCGGGTTGATAATCCGCCATATCGATCTTTTGATGATCTGATGTTTGGCTATACCATTCCTAGAGATTTCTACTCAGGTGCTGGAGGCATCTATTGTGGATATCCATTTGGAGCATTGTATCCAATAGTAGGAGGTTTGCCGTGAATGTAAAGCGTAAAGTGACATGGAAAGATATTTTCAATAATTTCAAATCGGTGTATCCGCGGTTATCAAAAGAAGCCCAGGATTATCGTCCGTACAACTACATGAGCATTGTCGTATATTTAGCAGACGGAACCAAGGTGGTTTATGATGATATGGCAAAGCGAGCTAAGATGCTTGCAGCCTAGGATCTGGCTACAGAATCCGCTTTCCATTTTGTGTGCTTCATGCTATACTATAAGAGCCACACAATCTAATAATGAAATCGCGTTCGAGGGAATAACTTTGGTAAAAAGTGTATTCTCTTTTACTCGTACCCTTGAACGGCGAAGAGGATTGTGTGGCAACAATAAGAGATGCGCTTTTTCGGTGCGTCTCTCAAATTGGGGCGCACTTTTTATTTGCCCTAAATTCCTACTTGAGTATGAAAAGGGTGATTGTATGGGAACGAAATCAAATAAGAATATTTCGGGTGTCATAGGAGCAATCGGAGCCGTTGGCGGTTTGATTACTGCGGTTACACCTTTGGTTGAAAAAGCAATAGATAATGCTCAGAATAAGCCGACTGAGAAAATAGATACGAAAGTTATCATTCCAGAATTATATCGTAAGGGATTTCCGATAGACCTGGAACAGGCTGAAGAATTATTAACCGAACGTGGCTTGAAAGTTTCAAAGAGTAAGCTTCGTATGAAAGAAGCAGATCCAAAGTATCGAGATTACGAGGATACCCAAGTCATAGACTCAAATCCTAAGCAGGGCGCTAAGGTGAAAGTCGGCACAACTGTTTGTCTGAGATACATAACGGCTGAAGTTATCGAGGAGAGCCAAAAGATATTTGATGATGACGTTCGTATTAAACAGGAGGCTAAAGAACAGAAGGCCGCTGAGAAGCAGGAGAAGAAAGAACGTTTGAAAGAAAGTGTTTCTGAAACTATGGATTCTGCTAAGAGTGGTTTAGGAAAGATATTTAAGAAAGATCGAAAAGCTATAGAAGCTGAGAAAGGAGAAACGATAGATGAGTAAAGGTGGAAAGAAAAAGCGTAGCACGGCTGGGTTAATCCTTGATGTGATTCTTACATTGTGTACCGGTGGCTTATGGTTGATTTGGATACTGATCCGGTATTTAAGAAATAACAGCTGACAACTACATATTTGGACAGAGATGCTTAATCGTGTCTCTGTCTTTTTTTTATGCTCTTTTTTGCGCGCGAAAAAAACATGCCCTTTTATGAAGAGAGAGGATAAATAGGCATTTTTATTAAATACCACATCCTCTTTTGAGTTTTTAGAAAATTGAAAGGAGGCTCCATTATGTTGGAAAATAAGTTCCAGGCAAATTTGATCAAGGAACTGAAAGAAAGATTTCCGGGGTGTATTGTGATGAAAAATGACCCGACGTATATTCAGGGAATTCCAGATCTGCTGGTTCTGCATAAAGACAAATGGGCTTCCTTAGAATGTAAAAAAAGTGCTGGCGCAAAGAAGCAGCCGAATCAGGAATATTATGTGGACCGTATGAATCAGATGTCATTTTCAAGATTTATATGTCCAGAAAATAAAGAGGAGGTACTGGATGAACTTCAACAATCATTCGAACCTTGAAGGACAGCACGCCTTTCTTGGTGCCAGTAAATATCACTGGATAAATTATGGTGAGGATAAAGTTGCGGAAGCATATCGGAATTTCCTTGCCACACAAAAGCGAATTATGCAGGAGGTGGACAAACTCCCGATTCATAAATTTATAGAGAAGGAGGAAGAGCACAATGAGCATGAGTAACAAGACATACGATATCCTTAAGTGGATTGCTATGTATCTGCTTCCGGCTGCTGGTACATTATATTTTGCACTGGCTGGAATCTGGGGTCTCCCGTATGGAGAGCAGGTAGTCGGAACCATCACTGCGGTTGATACTTTCCTTGGTGTTATCCTTGGAATCAGTACATCCCAGTACAACAAGACTGCTGATAAAGAAAAATAATGAAAGTGTCATGGAGGACTAAACATTATGGCAAATATGAATGTAAACAAAGTCATTTACGGGGGGGATGTCCTTATCGATCTTACTGGCGATTCCGTCAGTGCAGATAAGGTCCTCAAAGGTATTACTGCTCATGATAAGAGTGGTGCAAAGATCACGGGTACCTGTACATTCGACAGCGATACTTCCGAAGATACCGCGGCTGTCGCTGAGATTCTCGTAGGAAAGACTGCGCACGCCCGTGGAAGTAAGCTTACAGGTACTATGAAGAACAACGGCGCTGTCAAGGGTATCATCTCAACTGTGGCTGGAGAATATACAGTACCGCAAGGCTATCATGATGGCTCTGGTAAGGTGTCTATTGACGCCACCGAACAGGCAAAGCTTATTGCTACTAACATTCGTGAGGGTGTGACGATTCTTGGCGTTGAGGGTGCCATGTCTGGTTCTGAGGATATGAAGCCACAGAGCAAGGAAGTAACACCGTCCAAAGAAGCTCAGACGATCATGCCCGATGAAGAGTACAACTGCTTATCTCAGGTTACAGTTAAGGCAATCCCATATGTAGAAACCGATAACTCTGCCGGAGGAAAGACTGTTACAATCGGATAAGGAGGTTTTGTCAAATGGCTGCGAATAAAGTCGTATTCGGCAATAAAGTTTTGATCGACCTTACCGGCGATACTGTTACGGAAGAAGCTTTGCTAAAGGGCTATACAGCACACAAAGCAGATGGTACAATTATTACCGGAACGGCTTTCGCAGGATATCCTAATGAGTTCGTGTTCTTAGACAACATCCAGGACTCAAGTGGAAACCCAATCAAAGACAGTTCCGGTAAAACAATTCAGGGACAAACCATCTATCGCAAAGCTCGCAACTCGGTTCTTTTGGATTCTACGGGCGATGTGATTGAAGACGGTTTTGAACAGTAGATAGAGGTGGTTAAGTTTGTGTGGGTGTCGTTTATTTCTCGATTATTCCTACATTTGAACCCTCTAGGTACTGTAAATGCTGGATAGTTTGTTTCTACAATAAAATTGTATCAATTTGATCAGGAATTATCTGCTTTGGTTTTTCCAATGATTTCTAAGATTGAGGTTGCTTTGAGAGTGCGATTGGTGGAAGCATTGCTTATACACGGAGAACCACTTGTTTTGCAAGATTCATCGATTTTTAAAGAGAAAAAACGGTATTGGCAGAATATGGCTACTGTAGCATCAGAAATTGCTCGTTCTAATGATGTGTTCATCAAACATAATTTTGACAATCATGATGGAGAAGTACCTGTATGGGCGGCCGTTGAAGTTCTTTCGTTCGGTACATTATCGAAGATAATTAAGAATTTGAAAACAGGTACCGGAAGTTCATATTCTATCTTGGCGTCAAATTATCAGTATAGATCGAAAAAAGGAAATTTGGTAAAACCATCACAGAAAATGCTTGCTTCATGGATACAGGGTGTTTCAGTATTGCGTAATATGTGTGCTCATAATTCCAGAATTTATAATCGTACAATTCATACGACACCGGAAATTCTGGATGCAGATAAAATTACGCCGCCACCAGCACATAATGGCTTGTATCAAATCTTACTGGCGATGAAGTACCTGCGTTCATCCGATGAAGAGTGGACAGTATTTGTAAATGCTTTCGATAAGTTGATTCAAAATAATAGTGATGTGGTCAGTTTCGCAGCAATGAATCTTCCGGCGGATTGGAAAGAACATTTAAGTGTATAAATGCAGTGGAATTGCATAAAATAATAAAGCAGACCTAACCAAGCATTTAGCTCAAATCGGTTAGGCTTTCGGCGAAGTGTTACGATAAGCACTTCGCCATTTTTTAAAAGAATTATGATCAAGCGTGAGTTGTTCGGCAAGTGGCTGGATCAGCAGACGGTTATTTAAACTGCATGAGATGTGGCCATTCCCTTAGCCAAAAAGAACTTCTATTTCGGATTCCGCATCATAGATGGTCATTCCGTCAAAAATGGTAGCTTTCTCAAATTGCTCAAAGCACTCTCGGAAATCTTTTCCATGACAGCGAAAAACATAGTTCTCATCGTCTTGCGAATGAAGAATTTTCTGATTTTGAGGATTGCTTACAAATGGAATGTGCAAAGAGTTATGGGGCGGAATATATTGTTACAAGAAATGTGTCGGATTATTCTACATCAGATATGAAGGCAATTTTACCAAGTGAATACTTAAGACTGTAATAAATAAAGCACCAACGGAAAGAAGCAGATCTTTCTGAAGGTGCTATTTTTAATTTTCAGTCTGAATATAACTCTATATAAATGATGTCGGGGGCAAAAGCCCCCGACTTTGATGCCTACGGATTGCTCCGTGCTACGCACTCCCACAATCCTACCCAATATTCGCATATCGTGGGATTATCATCCCACTTTTATGATCATATCGGGGCAGGTTCTAAGGTCTTTCACCCACCTATGAGCAAGCTCATGTGGGCTTAGACCTTTTGAACCTGGCATCATATAAATTCATATAAGTTTTTGAAAAATGAAACTGAATATTCACAAAGATAACAGGTTGTGGTATAATACAAGGTACTGTATTGAGGCTTCTGACAGAAGAAGTAGTTGCTATACTAAAACTAAAAAGAATAAGAGAATTTCAGAAATTTCAACAGGATGGGAAGAGAATCCCTTGAAATCAAAGGATTTATAGGAGGAATATAGAAAGATGAAACTTGGTATCGTGGGTTTACCAAATGTAGGAAAAAGTACATTATTTAATTCGCTGACAAAGGCAGGAGCAGAGTCAGCCAATTATCCATTCTGTACGATCGACCCGAACGTGGGAGTTGTAACAGTGCCGGACAAGCGTCTTGATGTGCTGGGAGAGATGTATCATACAAAGAAGATCATCCCTGCAGCCATCGAGTTTGTAGATATCGCAGGTCTTGTAAAAGGTGCATCAAAAGGAGAGGGTCTTGGAAATCAGTTCCTTGCCAATATCCGGGAGGTAGATGCAATCGTTCATGTAGTAAGATGCTTTGAAAATACAAATATCGTCCATGTAGATGGAAGTATTGATCCGCTCCGAGATATTGAGACGATCAATCTGGAACTGATCTTCTCTGATCTCGAAGTTCTTGAGAGAAGAATTGCGAAGACGGTGAAATTGTCAAGAAATGATAAGACAGCAGCCAAAGAACTGGATCTTCTGCAGCGTCTGAAAGCACATCTGGAAGATAATAAGATGGCAAAAAGCTTTACGACAGATGATGAGGACGAGCAGGCATGGCTTGCTGAATATAACCTTCTGACAGCAAAACCGGTTATTTTTGCTGCCAATGTTTCAGAAGATGACCTGGCAGATGACGGAGCATCAAATGAAGGCGTGCAGGCAGTCCGGGAGTATGCAAAAGAAGAGGACTGTGAAGTGTTCGTTGTATGTGCAGAAATCGAGGAAGAAATCTCTCAGTTAGATGAGGATGAGAAGAAAATGTTCCTGGATGATCTCGGACTGGAAGAGTCCGGTCTTGAAAAGCTGATCAAGGCAAGTTATCATCTGCTTGGACTGATCAGTTACCTGACAGCCGGTGAACCGGAAGTACGTGCATGGACGATCAAAAGAGGCACCAAAGCACCTCAGGCAGCAGGAAAGATCCATACAGACTTTGAGCGTGGATTTATCCGTGCGGAAGTTGTAAGCTATGATGATCTGATTGCATGCGGTTCTCATACAGCAGCGAAAGAAAAAGGGCTGATCCGTCTGGAAGGAAAAGACTATGTAGTACAGGACGGCGATATCATGCTGTTCAGATTTAATGTATAA